GGCTTCGCGTCCCCGCACTTTTCCGCTAGTGGGTGGCCTTTTCCAGGCGTGAACAACGCCGAAACCACGACGTATTGCTACGCGCGAGGGTCAATGCCAGCAACGAAACGCTACCTACCGGACCTGATGACCGCGACCGAGATCGCAGATCTGCTCGGGCGCACCAAGAGCTGGTGGTCGCAGTTGGTGAGCGCGGGCGTCGTCACTCCGGTCGATCGCGCCGGCCCCCGTGGCTCTGCCCGATACCGCCTCGTCGATGCCGTGCTAGTCGGACGCGAGCGCGGCTGTGACATGGAAGCGGTCGAGCTGCGCGTGCCGCCGTCGGTGATGGCGGTCGTAAACGAGGAGAGCGCGCCGACGACTGAGGAGCAGGAAGCGTGGGGCGACGTGCCAGACCTCCAAGAAGAGCGCGCCCTACACGAACGCCGCAAGCGCGAGCTCACCGAGATCAAGCTGGCCGCCGCTCGCGCCGAGCTTCTGCCCGCCGACACAGTGCGCGACGTGTACGGCAGCGTCGGCGCGATGGTCCGCGAGAAAGTGATGGCGATCGAGATCAGCGCCGTGACGCACCTCGACGAGCATGGGCTATCGTGGCTGCGCGAGGAACTGCGCTCGGTGCTGACGCAGATCGTCAGGGACGCCGAGCGGATGAGCGAGCCGCTGTATGAGCGGCATATTGAGGACGACGGCGATGCCTGACGGCTACTGGTCCCCGATGCTCCCGCCGCCGCTGCGCTCTGTAGCGGAGTGGGCAGACGCTGAGCGGATGCTCTCGCGCTCGACCTCCGCGATGCCCGGCGCGTGGCGCACATCGACCACGCCGTACCTGCGCGAGCCGATGGAGCGGATGAGCGCGCACGACCCGTGCGAGACGGTGGTGCTGATGTTCGGTTCGCAGCTCGGCAAGAGCGAGGCGCTGAACAACGCGATCGGTTCCTACATCCACGACCAGCCAGGGCCGACCCTGCTGGTGCAGCCGACGCTCGACAACGCCAAGCGGTACAGCGAGCAGCGCATTGCCCCGATGATTGCTGCGTCGCCGGCGCTGCGCTCGCGCGTCGCCGTCGCTCGTGGTCGAGACGGCAGCAACAAGCTGCAACTCAAGACGTTCCCCGGCGGCGTGCTGGTCATTGTCGGAGCGAACGCGCCCGCAGACCTTGCCTCGATGCCGATCCGCTACCTATTGCTCGACGAGGTCGACCGGTTCCCGGCGAGCGCGGGCGCGGAGGGCGACCCGGTTGAGTTGGCGATCAAGCGCACGTCGTCGTTTTCGTCGCGCAAGATCATCCTGACCAGCACGCCGACCGTTCGCGGTCGCAGCCGGGTCGAGGACGCAATGCTTGAAACCGGGTGGCGCGAGTACCACGTCCCATGCCCGCACTGCGACCACTGGCAGCCGCTGGTGTGGGAGCAGATGCGCTGGGAGACGGGCAGGCCAAAGACGGCGATGTACCACTGCCGATCGTGCGGCACCGGCATCGAGGAGGGCTACAAGCGCGAGATGCTGCCAGCCGGCCTGTGGGTGCCGCGCTACGCCGACCGCGAGGACGGCAGCGCGTACGGCTACCACATCAGCACGCTGTGCGCTCCGAGCGGCTGGACATCGGCTGGCTGGGCTGCGCTGGTCAGGGAGTACGAGGCGAGCGCAGGCAACCCGCAGCAGCGGCAAGTGTTCGTAAACACGCGCCTAGCCGAGACGTTCGACGAGAGCGAAGCCAGCGACACCGACCCCGACACGATGCGCGGGCGCGCGGAGTTGTTCGACCGCCCGGTGCCAGACGGCGTGAAGGTGCTGACCGCAGGCGTGGACGTGCAGGTTGACCGCATCGAGGTCGAGATCGTGGGCTGGGGAGACGACGAGGAGAGCTGGTCGATCGAGTACGCTGCGCTACCCGGCGACACGACCGCGCCGCTGGTGTGGGACGACCTTGACGAGTTCTTGGCGCGACCGCGCGACGGCATGCACGTCATGGCCGCCTGCGTGGACTCGGGCTATTTGGCCGAGCAAGTGCAGCGTTGGTGCCACGACCGCCGAGGCCGGCGCGTGTGGGCGGTCAAAGGCACCGCTGGCAGCGACAAGCCGATATGGCCCAAGCGCGGCAGCAGGGGCAAGAAGGGCACCGGCTGGCGCGTCTGGCTGGTCGGCGTTGATGGCGCAAAGGACGTGCTGTGGCGACGCTGGCCGCTCGACGCTCCAGGCCCTGGCTTTTGCCACGTCCCCGCCGACCGTGACGCCGAGTGGTTCCGGCAGGTGCTGGCCGAGCGCCCGACGACGACCAAGGGCGGCAAACGCGCGTGGGTGACCGACGGCAAGACGCGCTCGGAGGCGCTCGACTGCCGCGTGTACGCCTACGCGGCGCTGATGTCGCTGACCTCGGCGGGTCGGTCGCTGTCGTCCATCCGGCAGCCTGCGCGACCGGACTACGTTGCTCAGGTGACACGCGAGGAGCCGCGCACGATGGCACCGGCACCGAAGCCAGCGCGCCGACCGTTGCCAAAGCGGCGTGGGTCGTGGCTCGACCCTGGCGCGCGGCGCTATTGACCATTGGTCAACAACTACCTAGACGCAAAGGCTGCGCCACGCTAGCCTGCCTCTCGCGGAGGTGCGCCGATGGCATGGACAAGCACAGACCTGAGCAACCTAGAGGACGCCATCGCACAGGGCGTCACGACCCTGGTGATCAACGGCAAGACGATCACCTACAGGTCGCTCGCGGACATGCTTGCGCTGCGTGACGTGATGCGCCGAGAGATCGGCCTGTCTACCGCACAGAACGGAAAGCGCGTCACCTACACGCGCTACAAGAGGGACTGATGGCGACATGGTGGGAGCGATGGATCGGCGCGATGACGCCAGAGCGCCCGCCGCAGCGCAAGGCGGCGAAGGCCAGGCACGTCCGGCGCTATGAGGCCGCCGCGTCCGGTCGCCTGACCGCTGGCTGGGTCGCCGGCACAACCGGACCTAACACCGAGGTCTGGAACGCGCACATCAGCCTGCGCGACCGCTCCCGCGACCTCGTGCGGAACAACGCGCTCGCCACCCGCGCGATCACGGTGCTGACCTCGGCGCTGGTCGGCGACGGCATCCGTCCGCAGCCGCGCTCGGGTTCGGCTCGCGTGGACGAGGCGCTGACGCGACTGTGGTCGATGCTCGGGACCGAGATCGACGCCGCCGGCCGCCTGGACGTGTACGGACTGCAAGCGCAGGCGGTGCGCGCGTGGCTGGAGTCTGGCGAGGTGTTCCAGCGTAGGCGTTGGCGGCGACCGGACGACGGTCTGCTCGTGCCGATGCAGGTGCAGATGCTTGAGGCAGACTACCTTGCCGACAGCAGCTTGTGGATCGGGCGCGACGACAACGAGCGGTTGCAGTACGGGATCGAGATGGACGCGGTGGGCAGGCGCACTGCGTACGCCATGTATCGACAGCATCCCGGCGAGAGCAACAGCCTGACCGCTGCGGGGCTGCAGTACGTCATGGTCCCAGCGTCGGAGGTGTCGCACGTCTACCGCGCCGACCGCCCCGGCCAGTTGCGCGGCGTGCCGTGGCTCGCTGCGGTCATGCTCGACCTGCGCGACCTTGACGATCTGGAGCACACCGAGATCGTGCGGCAGAAGATGCAAGCTTGCCTCATGGCCGTCCGCAAGACCTCGTCGCTCGTCCCGGTCGGCATCAGCGATCAGGTCGAGCAGGACGACGACGGCCGCTGGATCGAGGACATGGTCCCCGGCATGGTGGCCAAGCTGCCCGACGGCGAGGACATCAGCTTTTTCGGCCCGCAGCAGTTCGGTGGCTTCGTCGAGTCGGTGCAGCACTACCAGCGGATCGTGGCGGTCGGCTCGCAGGTTCCGTACGAGCTGCTGACCGGCGACCTCTCAAACGTCAACTACGCTTCGATCCGCGCTGGCGATCTGGAGTTCCGGCGGCTCGTGTCCGCGCTGTGCCGTCAGGTCGTGGTGCCGCACGTCTGCCAGCCGGTGTGGGCCTGGTTTGTCGAGGCGGCTGAGCTGTCGGGTATGATCCCGCAGATGACGCCGCAGCAGCGCATGATGGCGATGCGTCCGATCTGGCACCCGCCGCGCTGGGTCGCCATCGACCGCGAGGCTGAGATCAAGGCCGACATTCTGGAGATGCAGGCCGGCACACGCACGCTCGCGCAGGCGGCCGCGGAGCGCGGCCAGGATTGGCGCTCGCTTTTGGCGCAGCTCGCCGAGGAGCAGGATGCCGCCGCCAAGCTTGGCCTGAGCCTGACCGGTTTTGGCAGCAAAAGCCCGTCGCAGTCGGTCACGATGCCTGCGGACACGACGCAGACGCCCGACGTTGAGGACGATACGCCAGCGGACGACGAGCAGGCCGACGACGTTGCGGACGACGCCAACGACGCTGAAGACGAGGACGCCGCCTAGTGATTCGCCAGCGGTCAACAACGCTATTGACTTTCGGTCAACAACGGCGGCAACCTTAGCGCGGGAGGCCAGAATGCCCGACGAGCAGCGACAATCCACGACCGTCTAC